TTTGAGAGGCCCATCGTCTCAGCGATGCTCGTGATCGTTTTACCCTCGCAATAGAGCTGCAAGATTCGTTTACGCTGCTCTTCGCTCACACTCGCCCAGAGTCCCTTGCCGTCGATCTTTTGGATGTGATCGCAGCCATGCACATGGTCACTGATCTTGACATGCGTCAGCCCGGATAACTGTCGGGCGCGGCTTTCAGCGGATTTATATTTCTTTTTTGGTTTTGGGTTTTGCTTTTTCATTTTCAAAATTCGATTTTCAATTTTGATTTTGCAATTCCGAAATTAGAATTTGAAATGCTCTTTCGCCAGTTGCTGGCACGACTCCGTTGCCAAGCATGCGGAGTCCGAGGTCAATGCCTCCGTATCCGCTGCAAAGGCTGATATGAGTTGTTTGGGCAATATCCACATTATCGTTTTTGCGCTCGCTTAACCCATTTTCGGAGCGTCTCTCTTGAGACACCAAAGTGTTTAACCATGTCAGCGTACAGGGCCCCGCGAGCCCGCATCTCTGCGGCTTGTCGCTGGAGCTTCAGAAGAGGCCCTGATTGGTAGGCCAAACTGCTGCGGTGCAATGTGTCGTTCATTGCAGTGCCTCCCTTGCAATCGCCCGCACCGCATCCATGCGGTCAGGCAGGGTTATAATAAAGTCGCAGTCACGGATGCGCTTAAGGGCTTCTTCCAATTTGTGGACTCGGTGATGCCTTGGTGTTCCTTCGTTCCAAGCCTTGACGGCAAACTCCGCAGAGTCCTCCTCTGGCCCAATAGCACCGCAATGACTGCACTCTACGGAATGGTCAAATTTTGAAATGCTGTTTACTGATAACGTAGATGTCTCCCCGCAAAATGGACATTCTTTTAAGCTCATTGTAAAACCTCCCTTGCAATTTGCTGAATTGCGTCAATCCGGTTGCTGTATTGCAGCCAATCAATGTCCCGGATGCGCTCAAGCGCAAACGTCAGCATCTCAACGCGCTTTTCAGCTTCTGCCAGATCAGTCCTAAGAGCCTTAATAATTGAGTCGGCTAGCTCTGGGTCACGCATGTATTTCTCGCGCCAAGTCACTTCTGCACCTCCTTCATCATTTTCGTGGTGTCACGCAAATGATTTACCGAGGATTGCTCGGTGGTTGCGTTCTCAACCGTCAAGGATTCCTTGTCAGTTGCCTCCTTCCATTTCCCGAGCGTCCGCAGAAATGCCTCTGCGCGTTGGCGGGCTGTGGCGCAAAAATAATCGGTGTCATCTGACATTTCAGCGCCAGTCACTCTGGCGAGCTTGTTTGAGTAAACCGTTCCGTAATACGGAAAAATGGCCTTCTCCGCCTCGTGCATGGCGTTAAGGTCATTGCAGTAATCAGGCAAATAGTGAAACGTATTTCCAACTCCTTGACCCGGCTTCAACGGCGGGTAACCCCACAGCTTGTGGTGATGCCAAACGCCGCTGTCCTGAATTTCAGTCCACCCACACGCTTCCGCAATTGCAGTGTTGATTTGTTTATCGTTCATTGCGTGTTCAATTCGTGTTTAATTCGTGTTTAATTCGCGCTTCAGCCGCTCAATCTCAGCAGCCTGACCCTTTAATAAGACAATCTCTTGTTCAAGTTCCGCGATGCGCTTCTGTGCTTCCGCGAGCTTGCGCCCAATCGTCCGAGGCGCTTTTGCTGGGATCGCGAGCCCGAAAGCCATACACAGCTCCGTGTAGGTTTTCCGGCCAAACCCTCGCGTGTTAACCGTACTGGGCCGGAGAAGCCAATGCACCAGTTCATCGCGGCTGCTATGCATCGAGGCAAACCGGGCAGCCCGAAAACTTAAGGGCGGGTCGAGAAGTACACCCAACTCTTGAGCAACTTTAATTCTGTAAGCGAGGCGATCCTTCTGTGCGTTAGTCATTTTAATGGTCTTTAAGGGTTGTGAGTTTATAGGCTTCGGCCATCACTAGATCAGCGTCCAGCAATGCCGACCGGTCTCCCGGCATGCTTTGACTATCGTCAATCAGACGTTGTCTGAGGCGTGTGGCGAGCTGTTGGACAGCTTTTGCTGCCATCTCTGTGAAGTGCCGGTGCCGGATCAACTCCGACTTAAGCTCTGCGATTTGTATTGGTTTAGTCATTGTCAGTTAGAATGTTAATTATTGCTAGTATGAGTGCCGTGATTGACGAAAACACGATGACCCACTCTGGGTGTTTGTTTGAACGCTTCATGGGTTCACAAAAGATGCTGTTTTACCGTTGAAACGAAGCTCCGTTCCCACTCCACACGGACCATTCCGCTGGAAGGGAATCGAGATTTTACGGATCTCGCTCCCTTCCTCTTCGTGGATCTTAATCGCCATGATGCAGGTGGCATCCTGCTGGATTGCACGCGATTCCCGAGCCTTCCCCTGCTCATTGAGTTGGGTAATTCCGATTACCAGACAACCCAACTCCAGACCGATTAAACGCAGCGCACGGGAGACCTCTGCCACCTCACGCTCACGAGTGGATTCGCGCCCCAGGTCACACCTTACCAGTTGGATGTAGTCCACCAGCAACACGCCCAGCCCATCCGGGGATTTGGCCATGGCACGAGCGGTCGCCACGATCGCCCCGATGTCATGCAGGTCGTCCCGGATGACCAGCTTGGAGCTGGCAATCACCTGTGTTGCCCTAGCAACAGCAGTCATGTCCACAGGTGTCTTCACTCCCTCTGCCAAGGTGCGCAGCCGCACGTTCCCCAGCTTGGCCACCAACCGGTCAATGATCTGACTCGCCGGCATCTCTAGTGAGATGATGAGTATGCCTTTTTTCATTCTTGTGAATCTCTCTCGATGTGTAGTCCTTTTGTTTGCGGTCGATGATGATCTCGAGCACAACGCGGATTTGATCAGAGCTTTGGTGTTCCGGCAGATGCACAATCTGCTCCAGCAGTTCTGAGCACTCCTTCCGCGTGCCCCGCCGCAACACCGTCTGAACGATGCGCGGACGAGGCAGATTGCGAACGTGATCTTCGACCGTTGACTTACGTAAAAGCACCCAGCCCATGACGATTGAGCATCCTGATCCCCCGAGGCCCCGGCCACTCGTTGTTTTTGTGGCAGAGCGAATAGTGGAACAAACTGGGCCGGATCACGTCCCAAGCAAATTTCTCCGCCAGCGGATCGAGTTGCATGAGTTGCCCAAGGTGCGGCTCCTCCGTGTCTACCACCGCAAAGATAAACCGGGTGTTTTCTTTGCCGAGTTGTCTCAATCCCCACTGATACCAGACTGCCTGACGGTCGTAGTGAAAGTTCCAAAACTTGGATGTGAACTTGAAGAAATCACTGGTGGTCTTGATGTCCACAACCGTCCACAACCCATCCGGCTCATTCGCCCCCGGAGGGATTATCAGATCTGGCCGCCCTTTGAATTGGGCGCCTTCAAACCGGTCATCCTCCCAAAACATTGAGGGCTCCACCCAAAGCTTAGTTTGGTCTTCTTTTGGGTTGTACCCCAATTCAGACAACAACACCTCTGCGGTGAGGACTGAACCTTCAATCCTCCGCCCCTCATCCTCGCTCACAACCTCTTTGCCAATATTTTCATGACAGAAAGCCTCCCATGTTTCCTTCCCGATCTTTGTCCTGCGGTCAACTTGGGGGCCAACAGCATAGTCAATGCGCCCCTCTAACACCTGACTGTGGATCAGTGTTCCAAGCATCATGTCCCGGCTAGGCTTGAAGTCCTGCGTGCGCCTCCACGCATAATATGCCGGGTTTTGCATGAACCAGTCGAACTGGTGCTTTGATAAGCCGGGCATGGCCCGGTAGTCCTGCATCTCTGCATTGTGAAGTATGAAGTCCGTCATAGTAATTATAGTGAGTTTATTAGATCTTCGACCAACGCGTGCAAATCTTGCACGGTTCCAGCGTTCACAATTTCGTAGTGACACGCAATCTTTTTTTGCTCTGTTTCGCTAACGTGTTGAATAACAGGAATGTCTGGACGAATAATTCTGACCAACTTGCCTCCCTGACGCTGAATCCACTGCGCTTCGTTCTCGAAGCGCACATCTGTGATAACGCAGGGCTTTCCATAGCGGATGGGATTGCTCCAGCGCATGTGTCGGATCCAGACCTCCGGATCGAACTCGCGCCCCGCCATGCCTAAGTCCTGCAAGAGCTTGCGCCCCCGTTCGTCCTTCACGCCATGCCAGCCGAAATGCTGCACGGCTAGAGCTTTGATGGGGTCAGCAAATGCTGCCCGCTCAAATCCGGCACGGAAGAAAACTTCCGCAGCGGTGTCTTTCCCAACCCTCGCGTTTCCAACGAGTCCTATGAGTTTTGTGTTCATGCGTGTCCGATTAAATTTCCTTTCTCTGCTGACTTTCGGATGACTTCGCCGTGTTGTGTGTAGAGCGTTACCGCGGGCATTCTGGCATGTGACTGGACCGTCCCCGGAATCTCCGTTGGGAGGCTGGTTTTCGGCATGCGATCCAGGCTGTCCACGACAGCTTTTACGAGCGGACGCAACTGCATGTAACTGGCGACTTGGTAGACTGAACTGATGGGTGCAATGTTCATGTGGGTGTGGTGCTTACTGTTCGGGGTTAATCTCCAATCCCAAACAACCGGTGATTGAACCGTGTCGGTCTCGAAGAAATTTGGAAGGGCTGAGTAGATCACGACGTTTAGGGAATTGTACCCGGACCATGGACGGCACAATGTAGGCCGTATCAGGTGCGGGCTCAGGGATTCCACTGAATCCAAGGATGCGGGTTTCCACAATCGAAATGCCTTCAATCTGACCAGCATCCATCGTGCTGACGTTCATGCGCGCAATCTCTCCCGATGCAGGGATCACCATGTCCCCAATCTTGATGTCGTGTGGAGTTAAGTTGATAAGTTTCATGCTATTAAGTTTGCAATAATGTTGAGTGCGAACATGGTTTTACCCGACTTTGTCTCGCCGCCGACAACAACGAAGTCGCCGTAGCGGATAGGCGTGAGATTGTCGAGCTTCTCGTAGCCGGTGCGGATTCGCTGAGTCTCGTCGTCTCCAGTTTCGTATCGCTGAACCGCCTCCAACAACAGAGACTGAGTATCCATGCGTCTAGGAGGGGCAAGCTTGGTCTGGATGGCATCCACCTTCATGGCTACATCCTGCACAAGCTCAACGGTTGGAAGATCCGTTTTGTGGATGGCCCCCATAGCCTCGTGGAGAACGACCATCAGCGTCCTCCGTTTGGCTGTTGCAGTCACGATGGCGAGCAACTCAGGCAAAGCCGACTCAATCGGCATGACCGTGTACAAATCGGTCAATGTCGCAAAGCTGATCTCCGGGATCCTCTCGCGCATCCGCTCGAAGATGACTCGCGCATCCGGCGTGATGCCCTTCGCGTTCAGATCGAGCACAACCTCAACGGCTGCCCGGCACGTTGCGTCGAAGATGTCTGCCGGTTGAAAGCCTCGCTCGGCCATCACGTTCAGCACTGTCTTCGGGTTGTTTAGCGCAATAGACGCGATGCCACGCTCAGACTCAAGAGCCTGAGGAAGAGACAAGTCTTCACCAAGCTTGGTCGGTTGTTTCTTCATTGAGTAAGTTTCCTGAGTTCATTCTGCGACGTTCGGCGCGAAACTGCGCTGACCTCTCAAACCATGCCATGAGAAAAGTCCCAAGGCCCTTCTTCTTGCGCTTCTTTCCGGGGTTGGCAATGAGCCACTGCGCCGCCTTCACCATCTCCTCGTGAGTGCTTTGCTCCCCGTATTTGCTAACCGCAAGATCGAGCACGGCAACCGGGGCAAAAGTCTCCCCGTCAGAGCACCGAAAGACCATCTTGTAGATGCATGGGTGCCCCTTCTCTCTCCCCGCTTCCTCGCCCCTTTCCTTCCTTTCCCCCATACCCCCTATCCTACCAAACCCCACTCCATCACCCCTCTGCTCATCCCCTCCGGTCATCATTAAAGGGGCAGTTTCGTTCATTGACGCAAACAAGGATTGCTCACCGCAAGCGCTAGAAGCCCCGCCAGAGGCCGTTTCGGACTCGTCGTGATACATGACAGCGGAATACACCCCAAACAGCTCTGACATGTGTCCATCGACGTACTTGATCATCACTCTCATTCCGTGCCCCCTTTCGCTGCTGCAATCAGTGCGTCGGCCTGCTCGATCCACCAACCCTCGTCGCACCGATCTTCGGATTTGTAGTCTGCGTTTGAGAGCCATGCTGCCTTAAACATCGCCGCAATCTCCAGTCGGGAAGGCTCGGGACGAATCAGTTTGATGATGGCTCCGGTATGATTGCGCAACCGCTCCACCTCAGCGGACGCTTCAATGGCCTCCTTGGCTGCTATTCCCAACCGCTCTCGGTAATCATTACGCTTCTCTTTCAGTTGCTCGATCTCAGCAGCCTGTCCGCTATTCTCCAATCGAGCGTCGTGTAGTGCTTGCTTGAGTTGCTCTACCTCAGTGCGGACTTCTTGAGTTTCTTTTATCGAAGTGCACAGCCTGTCACGGTAGTGGTCACGTTGTTCTTTTATGATCCCGTAATCGTGCGGCGTGCGTTCGGAGATGGCTTGCTCCAGTTCCCGGGTCAACCGCTCAACCTCGGCGCGGGCTTTATCCAACTCATCTTGCAACCGTGTATTGTAGCCAACCACTTTCTCGAAGTCAGCCTTAGCGATGTCGCGTTCCTCGGTCAGATTGTCACGCATTTTGTTTGCCTGCTCGGTAATCTCATATGCAGTCCTCCGCCACTCGTCGCGTGCGGTAGCGAGCCGTTCCATTTCCTGCCGTGCGTTGTCTTGCTCACTCATTCCGCACCTCCTTCCTCCTGATCGTCGAGGAACGCTCGGGTTGCCGCTGCAATGTCAGTCAGCATCTGACGAGATTGCTCCAAGGTTTGTTCCTGCATGGCGTCACGCAGATCCTTGGCAACCTTGGACTCCGGGCCGTCCATTGACTCAATAGCCTGCACAATCGCAACAAAAGCCCCAAACGAGATCGCCAGGCTTTCGGTATAGTGCGGTTCTCCCTTGGCAACACCAGAGTAGATGCTGCCGTTTTCATCGCGCATCGTAAAAAATGCGGTGACGACGTTCTGTGGAATTTCAAGTATATGTCTCATGTTTAGTGTATTATGTTGCGCGTTGCCACAGTCGCGCCCCTGCTAAACTATTACACCTTCATCGACCGGAGCCCAGCGGGGCAGGTGTCGCGAAAGTTTCCATCCCATCTCGAAGTAAGCGGAAGAACAACTCAGCGTCCATTGTCACCTTCCACTTCGTTCGGTTCTTTTTGTGAGCAACGATCCAAGGCTTCCCTGCACCGTCACGTTCGGCTTGTTCACAGGCTTTGTCGAGGTTGAGAGCCTGCACGAACTTAACCTCTTGGTGAAGCCCGCGCAGTTCCTCACAGATGACATCTGGCGAGTCTGTGCCCCCGGCGAACTGCTGGCCCCGCCTTGCGGTGAAGCCAGCCTCCCGAAGTTCATCGCGCCACATGCGCTCTCCTCGGCAGCCTTTAGCTCGGCTGTTCATGGACAGTGCTGGATTCAAGCCACCTTTCAATTACATCACTTTTGAAGCGAATGATTTTCCCCAAACGAACATGGGGAATCTGCTTCTTCTTCACAAGCTTGTAGATGATTTGCGGAGTGACGCTGACCATTTCAGCAATCTCCTGACAGGTCATAAGCCGAGGTCTAGAATCCAATTTCATCTCCCTCCTCGTCGTCTGCTTGTTCCTTTACGGGCTCCTCAACCTTCACCCCGGTAGGGTACACGCGAGACAAACCTGCACGATCACCGGAGATAAACAGTGAGCTGGCAATTGCCTGCAACTGCTCAGGAGAACACTTCACCTGCTCCCCAACCCAGTGAGACGCCTTAATGGCATCAACCATCAACTGCGCACACTGGAAGAGAAACTTCTTCGCGTCAGCAGGAGAGTTGACAGCAGCTTTGTGCTGCGGGATTCGCGCCGCCTGGGCAGCAACCTCGGCCACTTTGCCCCCAGCGTCGTCAACGATTGCTGCCTGCTCAGTGACTTTAAGTTCGTTCGATGAACTGTGGTCGCTCCACTGCACCGAAATGCCAGCCAACCCCTTCTTGCCGGCCTGACTCCTCAAGGTCAACATTTGACCCTCGAAGTCTTTCATCTCACTCGGAAGCCAAAAGCTGGCGCGAGCTTCGCCGGTGCCATCCGAGATGATGCAGTTCTGCACCCTCCAGTCACCAAACTTTCCCTTCCCAGTGCGAGGAGGGAACGCTTTCTTGATGGTGACACGCATTTCACCAATCGTGGAGCCGTCGGCAAGATTGGCTAAGTCTTTGATCTGTGCTACTTTCATACCTTGTAGTGTTTTTTCGTTTGATGCCGCGTCATTGCGGCGGACGAACAGCTACAAGGCTGAGAACAAGCTGACAACAACTTTTTTGTGCTTTTTAACGTTTTCTTCTGTTGGCGGCCTCTTTTTTCGCTGCTTCACGCTGCACAGAGTACGCAACAGCAAGTGCCTGTTTCTTGGGCACCCCGGCTCCAAGCTCCTTCTTGAGGTTGTACGTAAACGCCTTATCGGATGGACTTTTCTTCAATGGCATAAATTTTTTCCTTTCTCTTGATTTCACTCTTCACTCTTTTGTAAGTCAGGTCAGTAGCCTTCTTTATGGCTTCTGCTTCGGAACCAAAAATTCCAATCGGTTGATTGTTTGAATCAAAAACGCGAACAGGCTTTCCTTTGACTTGGTACATCTTGAGCCCAAGAGAGTTGTCTGTTTTAATAACTCCTCCATCAGGCATCTCTTCAACCGCAGTAAATTGCGGCAAAAAGGCTGCTGCAACTCTCCGTTTTTCAAGGTCTTCAACATCTTTCTGGTCCAAAAAGATTTCGTATGAGTTCACAAGCCGCTTTACAAGCGCAAGTTGTTCAGGGCTGTTTTCTGGCGCTTTTGGTATGGCCCGCAAAATTTTTCGGGCTACCGGAGACTCGTAAAAGCTCGCAAAACGATCAAGTGTAGTTGCAATCGCTGCCGCTTTGCCAAAACCTTTTCCGGCAAGCGCAAGCCCAATCATGGGCGTCACAGCACGTTGACCTGTAGCTGGATCTGCGGTCAATTCCTCTGCCGGAGCCGTCAGTCGCAACATCCTGGTCAATCCTTCCATTTCTGTTTTGTCCAATGGATTAGGAAAGTAAATGCCGTACTCCTTCTTGAGGTCGTTCAGTTTTTTCTCCACTTTCACTGTACTGATCTCTCCGGTCGCCAAATCCATCGAGTCTGAGTAAGCCTTTTCAAGCAGGGCAAACTGCGCGTTTCTGCGTCCCTCGGGGCTCAGGTTTTTGTACAACAATTCAACCTGGCTGGGAGCCTTGTTAAACAAAAGCCTTTCAACAGCTTCAGGCTGCACTTGACCCTTGTTAAGAACGTACCTTAAAGCTGTGGACTCCAGTTCTCCAAAACTGTCTTTCAAGCGAGCAGTTGCCTCATCCCAAAGCTGCGCATTCAACCCGTTGTCTTGCATGAACGAGCGCATGTCGTCCTTGATTGCTCCGTAGACCTCATCAGCAGCCTTGCCTAGCTGGGTCTTAACTGACGCAAGACTCGGATCGTTAGTCCATTGTCCAACAAGATCTCGGTTAAAATCAACCTCAGACAGCAGTTTCCCAGGGAATGTTGGAGGGCGACTGATTTGCTGCCCTGAAGCGTCCAAAATTGACGACAAAGGGTCGTCTAAAGGCTTGCCACGAAGCCCTTCCTTGGCAGCTTCCAGCTTCTGAATTGCCCCAGACATAGCTGGCTCGTTGCTTTGCTTGAACTTCTCAATCCACTTGTCGATGACAGAAATTGAGTTGTCCACGGGCACCACGAATCCAACCTGATCTCCCTGGGCAACAATATCGCTCGTAATCTGTTTGTTGCGCCCAATCTTGAATGTCCTCAAACGATCAAGATCTGCGGTGACTTCCTTGAGAAACTCATTGGTCGGCTGAGTAATTCCTCGGTCGGCAAAGAATTTTTTGACCTCTTTGTTTCTGAAGTCCAACAATTCTTGATCAAGATCCCCAGCAGCTCCGGCTCGCGCCAGCCGTTGAGCTGTTCTGCCAATCACTCCTTCTGGAGGGAAGGCATATGATGTGGGCACCTGTTGCCCTTTTGCTTCCATCTCAGCAATGGTTGCTGCTGTTTCTTCCGGAGTTAATCCAGGGCGAGCTGGGTATTGGCCGGTTCGCATGGATCTGGCTTTAGATACTGCTCCTGCGGCCATTGAGCCGGCGGCTCCTCCAGCAATCCCAGCAGCCATTTGAGCCACAGGAAAAGCATAAGTGCTCACCCAATCCGGAACCTCTAACTTCTCAAGTTCTGAGCGAGCCTTTTCAGCAGCAAGCCCTCCAGTGGCCCCAGCAACAATTTGTCGCCCCGGTTGATCTGCTAAAGTTTTTCCAATCGCCGCAGCCAGCCCAGTTTCTCTGCCAGCAGCAGCAGCAGCAGATGCTAGTCGAACTCCTCCAGCAATTCCACCCAGGGCTCCTGCAACACCTCTGGCTGCCGCTTCTGAATACCTCGCCCCAGTTGTTTCACTTTCCGGAAAACCGATCGCACTAAGTGCAGACTGGATGGTTTGACTTGGAGGAACGTAATTTGTGCCCAGATATTTATTGAGCACATGCACACTTGTGTCAGTTGCTAACAATCCTAAGTCTGCAATCGCTGCTCCTGCCAATGCGCCAGGAGGGCCACCAAGAGCCATTCCAACTCCTGCGCCTAAAGCGGTTGGGCTAACACCTCTAACAAAAGGAGCAACAGCTTCAAGAGCCTGTTTGCCCAAAGACGGCTTTTCCGCTTCCGGCTTTACATTATACTTGTTAACAACATCTTGAATTTGCTCAATAGAGGCATCATCAGGGAACTCAAGTGTCGTGCCATCTGGAAGTACAGCTTCTTGCGGCATAATTTATTCAGGAACAAGTTTTCCGTCTTTCAAAACAAATTTAATTTGTTTGCGAGGAGCAGTCGGTTGAGGAACCGGAACTTGAACAGCAGATGGCGTTGTTGAAGTTTGTGACGGCAAAACATCTTTGCGAACAACCCTTCCATTAACCATATCAAATGTAGCTTGTGTCTGCTGTGACACAGGTTGCTGTGCCGTTGTTTCAGCGGGCAAATCTGCATCTTCAAACTTTGGAAACAATTTTAATCCAGTGTTAGTCTTCAACCACTTATCAGAAGTCATTTCACGATAGCGATCAACCCTGGTGTTCCTTGTGTTTACCAAAGAATTATATACCCCTTTTGTTTTTTTAAGATAACTGTCAGGGTCTGCTTGAAACAACTGGCTGCTTTGTATTTTTGGATCATTAAAAAATGATATCCAAGTAGCAGGAGAAGATATGTCTCTGCCTGTTGCTGCGGCCCATGTAAAAAACGTTTGCGACTCTGGGGCACCCAAAATTACCTCAGCAGGCTGCAAAGCATCTGATCCACCTGTTCCAGAAGATTGAATTAACTTTGGAACAATGGTCATTATTCGAGCCATCTTGTCTTTTTTGTCAGAAATTTTAGATGCCGCTTGAAGCTCCTCTCGGATGTTCTGCAACATGTCATCCTTTTTTTCCAAGGTTGGAACTTCTTGCATTATCAATTTTGCTGGAGGCGTTTCATTGAACGGCTTTATTTCAGGATATCGCTCGTCAATCATTGCCTCGTAAGCTTTTCTGCGCGTTTCTATTACATGCGCAGGCAGTCCCATGTATTCAGGACTACTCAAAAGTTCGTTTATTTTAGCAAAAGCTTTTGCGCGTTTAGTTCGATGCAGTTCGTATTTCTTAGTGTACTCTTCTTCTGCGGAAAAAGATTGCGGTGCCGCTGGCGCAGCCATTGACGGTGTAGAGTTGGATTGCGAAGATGAAGGCAAAAAAGGCATTTCATTGCGTTCTTCGGCAAGTTTTTTGCGAATTGCATCTGCGTTAGCTTTTGCAGCATACAAAAAAATTGGATCTTCAGCTATGTTATTCATAAGCTACATTAACGAACGCTTGGTACGCCCGCCCTAAAATTAGGCACATCCATTACGTCATCATCATTTTCAAGCCCAATATCTTTTGGATTTATAGGAGGCAAATACCCCGTGGATCGTTGTCCACTTAATTTTGCTCCAGTAGTTAATTCTGCAATATCAAATGCATTTCTTAACCGAAGATCTTGCAGTTGTTTTTGCTGCTCAAACTCACGCTGAGATTGGGCAAACTTCATCAACTGTGGCGCAGCCATCTGGTAAAAGTTTGCTCGATCTTGTGAGCCCAAAGTTTTGGCGTACTGCATTACTGCGCTAGCTTGATCCTCGCCCATGTCTCCATACATTGCCTGGCGAACTGTCGGATCCTTAAAAGTGTTCTCAAACGCACTGGATGTCTTGTTGGCTTGTTGTGTCTGAGCAAAATAAGAGCCTAAAGATGCCATCAAAGGATCACTGGAAGAACTCAGCATGCCAGTTCCCATTTTACTCAAAAAACCAGAGGTTGCACCAAGTCCTCCAGCAAATCCTCCAGTCCCAGCAGGAATAGATCCGCTTCCTGTAAGGGCTCCCATAGCACCTTTACCAAAAGTGCCAAGCCCCGCTAAAAAGCCAGAAGACGCTCCCGCCCCCGCAGCTCCAGCCCCGGCTCCTGCTGCACCAGCAGCTCCGGCTCCTGCCGCTCCAGCTGCCGCAGGGGCAGCCAAAGCAGCAGCTCCGCCTGTAAGCGCCGACGCAACAAGCATAATTCCGGCGGTTTTTAATTTGTCTTGCTCGGCCTTGCGAGCAGCCGCCTGTTGAAGACGCAACTGTTCTGCCATAGCATCGTAACGCCCAGCTTCTGTAATTTGATTAGCAATGTTAGCGTAAGCTCCCTGAACATTAGCAGGTTGTAAAATATAGCCAGATTGCGATCCTTTCATAATGTTAAAAAATTCCAAAAATTTTACTTTTCTTAGGCACGGATGCTTGCGCTGCTCTTAATTGGGCATCTGCGGTATTTCTTGCGGCATTAATTTGCATTTCTCCTAGGCGTTCTTGCAAATTTGCTTGTGCTGGATACATGTTTATTGATGTAGCAGTTGGATCCAAGGGGTTTACAATGTTCATGCCACCAAGCTGGAACGCATTTGTTGCTCCTCCTGTTGCAGCTCCAACTGTGTTTAGACTTGGTGGAGTATTATAATACGCACTAAGGATCGGAGACAAAGCTCCTTGTTGCGCTCCAAGAATTCCGGAAGCAATCTGTGCTGCGTTTGCAGAGAAGCCTTGTTTTGCCTGAGCTGCTTGAGTTGCCATGTTCTGCGCTTGAGTAGCAGCAGCTAAGTTAGCTTGAAACTCTTGCCCGGTCATGCTGCCAATGGTTCCAGCTTGATTAAACCGTTGGGCTTGAGCTGCCGCTGCCATGTCCTGCATGGACTTTCTTTGCCCAAACGCTTGCTGTTGAGCTTGCATATCCAAGCCTTCCATTCCCATTCGTTGGGTAAAAGCTTGTTGTTGAGCTTCTTTTCCTAAAGTTTCGCGCCCCAATCGTTGGGTAAACGCTTGCTGTTGAGCTATCCTTGCCAACTCTTCTTCTCCAAGCCCTTGGCTAAACATTTGAGCTTGCGCCTTCAATCCATATTGCTCTGCGCCCCCTTGTCTTTGTAAGACATCCGCTAAGGCAGGACTGTAAAGAGCAGACACGTTTCCAAGAAGCTTGGACCCAAGGTTGATATTTTCCATCTCCCTTTGACGCGCAAGTTCTGTGCGAGCTAAAATCTCGCTGCCAATTGCTTGAGGTCCAAGGGCAGTTCCTCTTGAGGCGTATGCGTCTCTAGCCGCTTGAGTGGCTATTCTTAGCTCTTCAGGACTTAAATCTGCTCCGGCTGCCAAACGTTCATTGGCAATGTCTGCCATTTGCTGGGCCCCCTCCTGCACCCCCGGCATGGTTCCCATATACTGGTTTACCAAGTTTTGGTTTATGGAGAGCAGGTTTGACTGCAATTCAGGGTCGGGAATCCCCTGCAAATAAGAACCGGGAGCGTATTCTTGAAGACCTTGCAGGTAAGCTCCAGGAGTGTACTCCTGAAGCCCTTGCAAGCGAGATCCAGGAGCGTACTCAGCAAGTCCTCCTAACGTAAGATCCGGCTGAAATGGCGCAACTGCTTGAAGCCCACTTGTGATGTCAAGTTGTCTTAAAGGCCCAGTCGATTGCATTACTGGATTGCCTTGCGCGTCTACAACAGGAGTTCCTCCGGGGCCCGTTGCCTGTACTTGTTCTCGAAATGGAGCCAAGTAATCTTCAAGCGCTAAACCGCGTTGAGCGTCTGTTGTGCTGGACATCCCAAGCTGCCCAAGCCCTTGAATGATTTGCTGTTGCCCAGGAAGATATGACTGCAAAAGCTGTTGATACCGAGGAAGCTGGCTTTCCAGCATTCCAAACTCTTGCTGTTTTCCTGCTAAATTGTATGAGCCCTCAATGGCAGCTTGCCGTTGATAAGGGGTTAGCCCAGAAATGCTTCTATCATAGTCAGCAACTAACGCTTGCTCTTCGGGTGTAGATAGTAATTTAGTTAAGCGGTCTTTTGTTGCAGCATCTTTTGTGGCCGCAATTCTTGCGAGAAGCGAATCGTCTGCTGCAATTTTTTGTCGTGCCCGAGAAACAGAAGTAGGCTCTTGTGCCGCATCTAAATTTCTAAGCATTTCTTCGCGGATTGCTTGCCCGGATGCTTGCGTAAAAGCTTTTTGAGCTTCAGCTTCAATCGGATAAATTTCAGGCAATAAATCCCTGTACGCCACATAAGTCTCCCGCATGGTTTCGGCAGTTGTAGGAGCCTCAACCGGTCTTGAGGTAATGCCGCCTGGAGCTTTTTGTGCTCTTTCTACTGTTCTGCGATATAAACCGTTGTAAGTAGAATTTAAGCTATTAAGAACATCAGTCCACGCAGCTACTTCAATTCGAGAATCTTCTTGGAGATCTCTGTCTCCCATGCTTTTGGCAGCCTCAAAATTTTCTTTGGCTGCGTCTAGCTTTCCTTGTATTACATCACGTTCGTTTTTGTTTGCTTCTTCCCAAAGGGCAGCATTTTCTTTTATCTTAAAATTTGTGCTTGTTGGGCTGTAAGGGTTGTAGTCAAAAGTGTCGCTTGATGGCCCGCCTTGTTTAAAATCAGATTCATTGTATGAAGGCGTTCCTTCAGGAACCCAACCTAAAGTTGGAAGCTTAACATAGCCGTTTTGCTTTAGAAAATCTTCTCGATTCTTGTATGTTGCGGCCATAAAAAAATTAGTTAGTGTAAACCACTACGTTTGTGAAATAACCCATTGGGCGCACAGAGGGAGACCCTCCAATTGGATCATATGATCCGCTAAACACAAAAGAAGTGCTAGTCCTGGCAATTCTTAAATTATCTCCATCAACTCCAGTGTAATCCAACATAGCCACAACACCAGTAGCAGATCCAATTGGAGAAACATTTGATGCAAGCGTGTTTCCTGAAACAACCGGGCCAAAAATCTTTCCAGACAAACTTGAGTTAAGATTTACAATGTACGAAAGCGTAAGGTCGCTAGAAGCAGGGTCAACAAGAACAACGTTGTTTATAAACTGTTTATAGTGAACAAGACACTCTTTAAAAACAGCATTTCCAAGAGCGTTTCCTGCAACAGCAGAAGTAAACTGAAGCACCTGAACTGCACCATTGTCTTTGAAGCTAAACGACTCAACAGTGTAATATGTAGAAGTAGGCGCGTTTGCTCCACCGGTAAAACTGGTAAAATAAATTCTGTTCCCAATTGCAAGCGCAGGCTTACCTCCGGCCAAACTGTAATCTACCAAAAACGCATTTCCGATCTTTTCATACGGACAAGTAATTGTAACAGCATCAGCTAATTGACCGCTGAAGTTTACAATAGCTTTTGGCAAGATTGCGTTTACCGCCAACGAAATGGACCCGGCTCCGTTGGTAATATCAATGTTTGCTCCTGCTGTTAGAGTTGCTTTTGTAAGCCCGGCTCCGTTCCCAATCAAAAGCTGTCCATTGGCAAACGTAGACTGCCCTGTGCCGCCTTGTGAAGTGGGCAGTGGCAAAGTTAATAGAGGCTGCGCGCCAATAACCGGCAAAGCGGTAGTGCCAATTAGGGCAAGCTGTGCCGCTGTTGTTAAAGCTGCAATCTGATTAGATTCCAGTTTTCCATCTGCACCAAGTTGAGCGACACCGTTGATTGCACCAAGCTGGCTTGTAGCAACAAGACTGGAAAGTTGAGCGGTTGTTGCAAAAGATGACTGCTGGCTTGTCGCAATCCTGCCGTCTAAACCAGTAGACAGTTGTGTGGGAGACGTTGGCAGGTACGTTAAGGCGGCAGTTACATTTGCCAGTGTAATCTCCGACCGAATTGTCTCAGACGACTTGTTCTCGACATTCCCCAACCCCAGATTGCTTCTGGCAGTTGTCGCGTTAACAAGATCAGACAAGTTGTTGTTGCGGTTAAGCAGCTCTGAGGGAGTAATGTTCCCTAAAGCCTGCACCACTGTTGCTTTTTTTAGGTTGCCGCCATTAAGCAACAACACTTGATCTGACGCTGGAGTGCCAGGCCCAGAAAGCGCCGCTTGCTCGCTAATTGCCCCAGACAACAACTGAGCGTTGTCAACATGCGCGTTCAGGTTATCAACGGTAACAGTTGCGTTTACCGGCGAGTAAATGGTCCCTTTTTGAAGCTGTGCCATACTATTCTTGGGAAATCATGGGCCTATCTGCTGTTATGCCATAAACGGTAATGCCTTTCAAGGCCGGTCTGCCGCTTGTAAAGCCAACTACAAAATCAATTGAAGAGCCCCGGCTTGCAATGCGAGGACGCAAAGTTCCGTCGCTAGTTCCAGAAAACTGATACCCCATCAACGTTTCAAAAGCGTCAGGATCATGCAGGTTTGCGTCAATCCCAACAATGTCATTCTGGATGTTGTTAAATTGAAACTCGCCTCTACTAAACCGCTTTTCAGACAACGACTTCATCGTAAACTCGCGGGTCCGGACAAACGAGTTGATGCTGTTAATCTGGCCACCCTCATTTAAGTTGGCCGGAAACGAAAACGGCAAAACAACACCGTTTCCATCTTTGAAAAAGTCTCCATCCTCTCGTTGTTCGGTTAAAAACACCCCTCCGTATTGGTCAAGGTTGCCAATAAAATTTGTCAAAACAAACAACCGCTTTTCATTTTGATAAGACGCGGCAATCAAGTTGTCTAAATACAACCCGTCGGGGTAAGTATCGTTGGACTCCCAAGCTTTGTTGAGAGTGTTGTAAATAAAAATGTTGTTGTTTTTTGAGGCTCCTATTGGAATGGCAACATAAAGCCTGTTGTTGTAGTAAACCCCAACAGATCCTTGCGCTGCGCTAAAGTTTAGTGCCTGAAACTTGTCTGATATAGGCTCGGACAAAGGCATGGTGTTCCCTATTACCTTGAGGTCCAACTGCGGGGTAAGTAGGTGAACGCCTTTTGCAGAAAGAAAAAACACAAACTGCCCTGCATTTACGATAGTCCTCCGAGCCAAACACCCAAGCTCAGTGGTAACTACCGTAACAGAGCTTTGCGCCCCAGGTGCTGCGCCTTGGATAAAAGACGTTGTCTCAACATACGCAACATAGATTGAGTTGCGCATGAACACCAAAAACTGATCTTCAATCCACGGCAAAATGCCTACAATGCTGTCGTTCCCGCCTTGGTTAATGAGAAAGTTGTTAAACTGAACATCAAAGCTAAACTCAAGAATGTCGCTAACAACAATTCTTTGATTCGAGTACTTTACAACAAGACGGTTCTGAAAATAAAAACCAAAATCTCCCGGAGGAATAGACTCAGTAATGTAAGTCAACGCAGTGCCGCTGCTTGGAGGAATGTATCTCTGGCTTGCTACGGTAATTGTGTTGGCAACTGAGTCCCAAATTAACGGAGGTTTACCTCGCTGCACCAAGTAAATATTGCTAGGCTGACTTGCCGGAAAATTGTTAGGAGTGTTGTTTGTAAAGGTGAATGTAAACTGCGTTGGAGAAGTTACTGTGATGATGTAGTTCCCATCAACGGCAGAATGTCCATTATCGTGCGTGGAATAACGAACCGTGACTTCATTCCCAGTCACATAACCATGTGGACCGCTTGTTGTTACTGTAACAAGTCCGCTTTGCCCTGTCTGAATAGCTGAGTTGCTAAGTGTAGCTGAAAGCTCAAGCGCATCGTATTGGCCACGGAAAATAATCAGCTTGTTCAACGCTTGAACGCAGTCAACAACGCCTCCGGCAGCTATTGTTCTGCCAGTCGGAAAAGTTCCAACCAGAATGGTTGCCTCTGGATAAAACGTTCCAGTGGAAGGATCCAACCCTTGTTGAGGACGGTACAAATACAACCGATCTGTAAAGACCATCACAAGGTTGTCTCGACCTAAAGAGTCCACCCAAAGGCCAGATCCCACCATTGTCAGCGCATTCAGTGTTGCGCTGGTAAGTCGCTGGCAGCCTTTGCGGGGCTGTGCAATACCCCGCTCAAGACGAACGTTTACCGCAGCCTGAAGAATGCCTTCAGGAAGATTTGCCGGGTCAAGACGACTGGCAAACCCCATGTAAGACTGATCGGATTCAGCTTGTAGCTGAGAAGGCATCAGGAAAGAAGCTTGCTAATCTTGTCTACCACACGCTGAAGATCATCACGAATCTCCATCAGACGATCGCTCGACATTTCTTCACCTTCGTATTCTTCCCCCTCATCTTCGACCTCACCGTATCCACACTCGGAACAGGTGCCATCTGATTCCATAGGAGAATCACATTCTGGGCAGGAATGAGATTTGCCCTTTTTAGGAGCCCCAATAATCAGCATCAAAGCGTCAGTTAGTTTCTTGGCCATATCAAATCAACGGTTGGTTTTGTTCCCTGCGAATACGCAACACAGCAAGAGAGTGAGGAGTGTTATACTCGTAATGAGGCGGATCATAGATGGACTTGAAGTTTCCGCCCCAACGAAGGTTGTGCTTCGGTGCAAGTGCTCCGCATAGTTTGTGCATCCGGTCTGCAAGCCGTTGCTCTTCTGGGCTGCCTCCGTCAAGGTACGATTTCCCCCGGAAAACACCGCAGTCAATCGCGAGCCCAAAGTTGTGCATGCTCGAACCGGGGCGAGCATTCGTGACCTTCGGGCCTGGCGCTGTGCGTCCTTTTGCATAAAGAGCTTCCTGAGCTTCCCAAGAACGTGTGCCACAAATGGCGCGATAATCCAAGCCTTCCTCCTTCAAAAGCTCTTTGGCTTCGAGCAGAAAGTCCGTAAACGCTTGTTTTACCTGCGGGACAAGCGTGTCCAAGTACTTGGCTGATCGCTCGTCAATCACAACTTCTCTTTTCGGATGATGTCGTATGTACCGAGGATCGTAAGGGCGGCGGCACCGACTGCGTCCACATGCCCAGTCTTCACTCCGAATCCAGCAAGAAGCCACTTCAGAAGACCGAGCCATGTCGAGGGTTGCTTAAAATAATCTTTGTTCATACTACTTCAGTTCAGATATTCGTTCCCAAAGTTTCAGCCTGTCCTGCTCGCATTCAGCAATCTTTGTCTCAACCTTGGTCAGCTTAACATGCATGTACCAAAGAGCGAGTGCCATCATTGCAAACGTCAGACCTTGATTGAAGATGCTGTCTAGCAAACGGCTGATAAAAGGCTCCATAGCTACTTCTTTTTGGCTGTCTTAGCAGATGCGCGAAATGCTGCTGCGGTTGGAGCCCCTTTGCTCCCCGGCTTTCGCATCTTTTCCTTGCTGCCAGCAGCAATGCGCTCACGCTTAGCGTGGATGTTGGCGTAGAGTCCCTTTTTCATTTGCAGTTCCAGCGTTTGAGGCTTGCCGCTTTCCGGGTTGGCCGCCCTTTCTCATCTTTCATTGGTCCCGGCATTCCGCTCATGCGGGCACAGAAAGACTTCCGGCGAGCAGCGTCTGCCTTGGTCTTGGGATTCGGAGCAGGAGCCTTGAGGTTGCCGCCGGTTGCCGCGTTGTACTTTGCCCGGCCTTTTGCTGTGAGTCCTGCGCCTTTCGACACAGGCAGCTTTTCGCCACGGCCAACTGCTAGGGATACGCCTTTTTTAGCCATTGTCTTCAGGAGGGGCAAAACTGCCGTCAGGTTGTTGGATCCAGCCGATGTCACAAGGAATGCCATCAACATTTACCAGCGTGGTTCCGGTTGGTGGAGTGTAAGGAGAAACTCCATCCCACACGATGATGTTCTCAACAACCTTGGATATGTCGTTAACAATTGCGTATCGCATATTAGAAGTAAGTGGTCACAACTACGATGGCAGCACCACCGTTTCCTCCAGCTCCAGAGTTGCCGGCTCCATCCAAAGCTGCTCCTCCACCTCCACCTCCACCTCCGTAGTTTCCTCCATGCCCTCCTGCTCCAGCGTTGCCAGTAATAGAAGATCCACCTCCGCCTCCACCTGAGCCTGGCAACGGAACATTTGGATCAACGCTCGCTCCTGCTCCACCAGCACTACCAGCGGTTCCTCCAGCAGCGTTGCCGCCAGTTGCAAAGGATCCGTAAGAAACACCAGACGGGGCGCCCAAGGACGCTACCGGTGCGGTTGGAACTGCGCCACCAGCACCTCCTCCAGATGCGGCAAAGTTGCTGGACACTCCAGACGCACCAACGCCAGTGTTATTTCCCCCACCTCCACTTGAGCCAGCAAACATGGCTCTTTGAGTGGTGTTTGTTCCAGCAGGGCCTGACGCAGTTGTAGCAACGCCCGCTGCGCCTCCACCTCCAGCAAACACCCAAGTGTTAAAACTGGTTATCCCTCCTGCTGTGCCAGCGTTTCCGTTTGTAGAATTTGTTGCAACTGACGCCCCTCCAATGCCTGCCGCTCCAATTGTGACAGTTTCAGTTGCCGACAAAATCGCCGCGTCAAGAGTTCGAATAGCAAATCCGCCTCCTGCTCCGGCTCCACCCCCCGCTCCAGACTGGCCGCTTGCTGTCTTTCGCCCAGATCCTCCGCCTCCCCCGGCACCAACAATCGTCACTTGCACAGACTTTGCTCCAGCCGGTTTCGTCCATGTTCCGCTGCTAGTAAACACCTGCACATCGGTCGGAGTAGCACTTCCGCCACCCGACACCGCCTGAGTCGTTACGCCAGTGATCTGACCGATCTGATTGACAGTCAACACCGGGATCTGCGTCGAACTGCCGTATGTTCCGGTCGGATTGGGCGACAAAGCAGCAATGGCTATCGTGCTATTGGCAGCCAAAGTTCCACCGCCAGTCAGTCCCGTGCCTGCGTTGATCGAGATGGCAGACAGTTGCTGCGTTGTAATTGCGGCAACCTGAGCAGTGTTGGTTAAGCCCGCAATCTGAGCCGTGGTTGCATATCCGGCCAACTCAGAAGAGGTTGCCAATCCAGCCACAACCAAGGCTTTCGATGCCGTTTTGGTCGTTCCACCCTGATTGAGTACAAGGATGTCATTGGTGTTGACAACGCTTGCTGCTGGAAGTTGAGAGATTTTTACGTCAGCCATACTATATTTCTAAGGCTTGTTTAATTTCTTCTGGAGTAAGTGCTGCATCAATCTTTAATTGGATCACAGCATACTTTTCGCGAATAGCTTGCCGCGCAGCTTCCGCTTCAACCACAGAAGCTCCAGGGATTTGTTTGGAAATAATTTCATCATACGGCGCAAATTCTTTCGTGCGCGCATCTCGTCTCATCGTGTGGCCAATGTCTTTTGCCTTGTTAAGATTGATGATGATACTCATGGCTGAGTACTCCCACGCGGCACGAAATGTAAAGTCTGCTGGGACTTCCGATGCGTTAATGATTTTGAACGGAACTCCTATAGGCACATCTTTTGCAGCAATTTGCTCAACGGTGAGCCCGCAATCTAAAATTGGAGTAATGATTGCAACTCCGTTGTTTTCAGTTGGATAGATTATTTTTTTCCCCATATTACTGGCAAATGATCAAGCACACATCTTGAGGGTCAACCGCTGAGCTTACTATGTTGCTAATGTAGATGCGAAAATCGTTAACTGTTGGAGCAACTCTAGCATTTCCGATGCTATTAAAAAATAGCGTAATAACTCCCAGCCCGTTTGACGCGCTCACGCTTGCATTTCCAGCAACAATGTAGTTTACGTTTGCCATTGGTGACGTGAAATTGATGCCGAAATTTCCTGCGCCAAAATCTGTGATGCTCGAAATGTTAAAACTGCTTCTGATAGCAGGCGTGCCGGTTCCATTAAAGTTTACAAAAGCTTTTACGTACTGTGTTCCTCCTCCGCCGGAAATAGCAGTTGTGCTTGCCAGTGTAATTCTACCAATCGAATCCACCGTCAGCACTGGAATGGCGGAACTGCTGCCGTACGTGCCTGGCGTCACCCCGCTTGCCGATAATTGTGCAGTAGAAAGAGCACCAGAAGTAATATTGCTTGCGTTGGTCGTGTCTGTAATGGCAGACGCTGCCAGCCCGCTAACTTGAGTTACACTGATTATTGGAATTTGAGCAGATGCTAACACTCCGCTAATCTGAGCGGACGTAATTGCCGGAATTTGCCCAACACTTAAAACGCCAGTGATTTGAGCCGAAGAAATGGCAATTAGCGAGCTTGTTGCTCCGGTCAATTGACCAAACTGATTAACTGAAAACGATCCAACAGACCCACTGCTGCCATACGTTCCAGCAGATACTCCAGTTGCCGTTAAACCAGTAATAGCAGCAGTCGTTAGAGCGGTGATTCGACCCTGCGCATCTGCCGTAATCACTGGAATCGCAGCAGAAGAGCCAACTGTGGCGGGTGACAGCACTGTTGGCAACTCAAGAACAATATCTCCAGTAAACGTTACCGGGCTGTTGCTGACATCCAATGTGGAAGACGCAACACCAACGCTGGTCACCGTTCCTCCAGCAGATCCAGAAATGGGAACATCAGTTGCGCTTGTAATCCGGCCTTGAGCATCTACGACAATTTGAGACACTGCGGCTGAAGTTCCATACGTTCCAGGTGTTACGCCAGTGCTTGGAAAGCCAGCCGTAGTTGCTGCTGTGATTCTTCCTTTGTCATCCACCGTCAACACCGGAATCTGTGACGAAGACCCAATCGTTCCGGGAGTCACACCACTTGCGGGAAGCTGTGCTGTCGCCAACGTTCCTCCACTAATGTTAGACGCACTAATCGAAGGGACAACATCTGTAATGGTCGTCACCCGTCCTTTGGTGTCTACGGTCACAACCGGAATCTGAGAAGGCCCGCCCCATGTTCCGGCAGCCACTCCAGTCGTTGTAAGTGCCGTAAAGTTGCTGCTAGCAGCGGCGATCACATCTCCGGTCAACCCCGGCAAACGCGCCGGATCCAAAGTGCCACTCGTGATGTTACTGGCGTTTGTCGTGTCTACTGTTGCAGACGCAGGCAGCCCAAGATTTGTGCGCGCCTGAGCGGCAGTTGTGGCTCCTGTTCCTCCACTGGCGATGTTCACCGTGCCAGTCATCAACAGTGTGCCTGCGGTCGTAATTGGACCGTTGTTGAAAGACAACCCGGTTGTTCCTCCAGACACATCCACGCTGGAAACTCGAGCAGCAGGGGTCACAGTAGACACGCCGGTCACCTGTCCCTTGTTGTTGACGCTTACGACAGGAATCGTAGAGGCCGACCCAAACGTGCCAGCAGGACTTGGGTTCAATGGAACCAAGGTCGGATTGGGATACGTTCCAGTTAAGTCGCCTCCAGCAGCTCCAGAAGGAGCACGACTGTTTGTGAGCCGAGCATCGTTCCCTTCGCAAGCCGTTCCAGCCGTATTCCCAAGCTGTACGATGCCAGCAGCTCCAGTGGTTGCAGAAGGAAGCCTGGCTGCTGCCACCGTGCCGGTCGTCAAATCAGAAGCGTTCGTTGTCTTAATCAGAGAAGACGCCGCTTGCTTGGTGTTCCCTCCCTGTACGATAGGCAAGACATCTGCCGGGTTGACAGTGGTTGCAACAGGAAGATCGGTAATGCGTGTGCCCATACTAGCCAGTGGTTATGCGGTCGCTCAGTTCAGTATTAAGATAGTCGTCGTTTTCGGTCAATATAAGATCCCCAGTGACCGGCGTAAAATGCCCCTGTTTCTGAGTTTTATATGTTACCTTGCTGCCCTTTACCGTTCCGCGAATTACAACTTTTGTTCCCGGAGCTGCAACAGTGCCATTTCGGCGAATGATGAACTTGTTCATCTTAGTAAGTGTAAGCCATGTTCAGCTTTTGAATCTGGCCTTGTTGACGAATCAAAACATCGATTTGCTGCTGAACAGCTCGTTCAGCAAGCTCGTCAAATACAACACCTTCGTCTGTTCGACCTTCAGACTTCAAAAAGTCTGCCGTCACACCATTTACCAAAAAGTCCTTAAACCGATAAGGAATGCTTACTTGCTGCCAAGAAGTGTTTGGTGGATCTTCCGGAGGAATAAACGATGAGTTTCCAACAGCGGTCCAAAAGTTTGCGCGAACTCCTTTGGTAATGTCTGTTGGATTGTAGTTCGAGTTTCCTTGCAAAATGTCGTAGTACACCTGCGATCCAATCAAGTAATTGGTGCCAGCAATGTAACGAGAACCAAACAACCTTGGTGCGTCCAAGCGGTACTGAATAAACTTTTCTCCGTCATCAAGAAACCGCAGATAAGTCACGTCTACGGTCCTGGTGGTGTTTGGAACCGTAATTAGATCTTCCACCATGAAGTCCAACTGTACTGCTCTGGTGGTGCTCCGGGGATCTCGCTCCCATGCAGCCAACCCTTGTAAGGATCCAGTTGGCATTTGCACGATCCTCTGTGGATTCCCCGAAAAAATCACAGTTGTAGTCAGCCTGCCGTTTGGTCCTTCGTAAGCTGGAAGCGTAACAGTCGAAGTAAACGGAATCTGAATGTACACACTGGTGATGTACTGCCCCAAAACATCCGTAGCTGAATCGTAAGCAAACGTGTACCGTTTGTTTGCAACACTGACCAACTCTCCGTTGTAGCTGTAGTAAAACGGGTTGTTGAAGATTAACTCGCTTTGGCCAATCGTGCCTTTACGCAGAGCGTCTCCAGCAAAATCAGCGGTGTACACCCTGGGAAAGTTTGGATCCAAATCCAACTTCAGGGCAATCATGTTGTCTGAGGTCTGAACCCAAAGCGGATCTCCAGTCTGCGTCTCAATGTCAATTTGTGTCTGAGTTTCCAGTTCAGACAACGGAATCAATGTAAGGCCATTGATTGGATTTCCGGGAAATGTGCGAATGTACCTGTTTGCGTCCGGCCACTCTTCGCGATCCCAAATGGTTCCAATGCGCCGACTGGCAAAGTCCCTGATCGCGTTGAAGCTTTTGTCGTTTAGCGTCGAGCGATCTAGCCCGATAAGTTGGCAAACCTCGGCAAGAATGTCGCTAAACGGAACAGTCTTCATTTGTATACAGTGCGACTACGGGGCGAAGAAGAAGGCACCCACCCTACACTGATTTCCTTGGTGCCGCCACTATTAACTTTGCACTGAGGATTATCTCTCAAAAACTCGTGCATGAATTGTTTGTCGTCCCAGCACTGGTATCCCAATTTGTTTCCCCAAAAATGAAACGCATGACCGGGAATGCTCGCAACTTTTTGCCCAATTCCATCAATTGATTTGTGCCGCATCTGAGCATATTTAGCGGCTTTTTTGGAACTTAGCTCGGCGTTTACACGCTTCATTTGCCAGCCACGCCGAAACTCAGCCTCTAGTTGAGGCACAAGACTAGGATCAATGTTGAGCATAAAAGATTGCCCGTCTCTCCGGGCTGTCGCACCACTCTTAATGCGCCTTCGGGTATGGTGGCCCAAGGTCGGCAGGTGTCGCGGATGGGGGACAGACTAGCTCGAGTAATCGAACTTGCCAAGTCCGAGCGGATTGCCGACCACAAGGCCGCAGACCGCTTCAACCACACGGGCAGGGCCACCACCGAAGTCCGGCAAGGACTGCACGGCAGCCACGTTTCCACCGTAACGCACTTCGATCAGATCCATGTTCAGGACCAACCCCTTGAAAGGCGTAGCAGTGTAGGTTCCACCGGAGATCGTTCCAATGAACGTGGTCGGATGCAGCTTTACCGTTCCGAAGTCACCTTGGAACACATCCACGGACTGGACGTAAGCATCCGCCGCAGCATCACGCTGGAACGTCTGCACCTTAGTGGCTCCAGCAGCCAACACACCAGCAGTGCTGGTTGTGGTCAACTGGGTCGTCCCGAGCAGGCTCGTGAACGCACGCTTGAGGTCGGTTCCGACAATGGCGTCGTAAGACTTGTATTGCCCTGTCTGATCGTAGATCGACTTGAGCAAGCCCTGCACAGCCGTGTCCGTCAACCCGCTGGAAGCACCGGTAAGGATGCTGTTGGAAGGCGTACGGAACGCGGAAGGAATATCTCCGGGGGTCGGAGTTCCAGTTCCAGCAGTGCTGATCCACGTCTGGATTCCAGCCGTGAGGTAAGGCACCGAGCCGTTGTCTTGCTGGGCAGTCTGGTTCGAGCACAGCGTTACTTCGATGGAACGCTTGCACTGGAGGATCGACTTGCTGACGTTGTACGCCAGTTCGTCACGCACGCCGGCCACCTGAGCAATGTCAGTGGACAGCTTGGAGACGCGGACGGCATCCATGCGGAAAACCTGCGCGTAGTTAGCAAGTTCCGCACGATAGCCCACATCCCAGTTGGTGTACGAGCTGACGTCCGTGCCGTCGATCGTGCCGCCGACTTTGGGAGCCGGGTTAGAGTCAGCTTGCCAGCGGAAAAACATATTTCCAGGCTTGCTGCCTTTGCGCGCCATCGACGTGAAGGGAGTATCCTTCGCGTCTACAAGCGCAATCATGTCCATGAGGTCTTCGCGTTTACCGCGACCGGAGAGATTAGGTTCAGTTAGAAGAGGCATAAGAAACGAGTTGGTTGGTTGTTGTTGGGCTTACACAAACCCTTTGGCTTTTAGCAAACTGCTCAATCCATCTCGACTCGAAGTGTCTTGCAGAAACGCTTTACTTGCTCGAACGCTGTCGTCCTTGGCTGGAGCCGGGGGCGCTTTAACGCTCGGTTGTGCTGGAGCACGCTTGATTGGTGCTGTTGCTTTGGGAGTCGCTTGTTTTTGAACATGCGTCTTAAGACCCTCCACAAAAATTCCAATCAAATGCAAGTAGTCTGGTCTCCGGCGAATCTCCGGAAAGTCTTGCAGCAATCTTGTTGCAGCTTGAAACTCCTGAGACTCTGGCTTGCTGAGCCACGGAAAGTTCTGCACGATTTGCGGAGCAACTGCTGCCTGCTGTTGCAGGTACGCAAGCCTCGCTGGAAGCTCAATCTCTTTGTTGCGAATTGCCAATTTTTTCATCGCCCAAACCTGTTTGTCGGTTAGTTCGACCTGGCCATCCGGCGTTTGGATTTCTCCTCCGTTCGGATTTTCTTCGCACCACATGATTACCTCTACTGCTTTCTTGTATTCTGCCTGAACCTCTGGAATTGAGTTCAGACCTTCAACTTCAGTAGAGACAGATTGCTGTCGCGTAGTGGCAGCTAAAGACTTTGTAGCCTCTAACTCCCGCTGCATTGCAGCAACCCTTGCTTCCTGTTCTTGCAGCTTTGCCTGAGCGGCTTTCTTCGCAGCAACTAATTTGTTGATGCGCTTCTGAACCCCTCGACTCAACTGGCTGCCATCGACATCTTCTTCGTCGTTGGACTGTTCGACTTCATCCTGAGCTTCCACTTCAACTACCGAGGAATCCTCGGGCGTTGAATCTTCAGCTTCGGGTTTAGTCTGCTCCTCTGAGGCTGGAGCCGCCCCTTCCTCGTCAAGGAAGTTGTTTTTGATGAAGTTAGCTATGCTGTGTTCATCAACAAACTTACCGAGGTTTTCGGGTACATTTGCTCCCTCCTGACTCCCGGAATCAGGCTGTGTGTTTGTGTTTTCCATGCTGTAAGGCAGCAAGCCCTTTACTGTCTCAGACCAGTAACGCTGGTCAGCCCGTTGTTGGCGTTATGCCAAATCTTCGTTAGGTGTCAAGCCATTTAGTTTTCTGGCGTCTTGTCTGAATTGGACAAGTGTAGACAAAATTAAGTTAATGCCATCGACAGAACCACATGCGTGAATTCTATCTTCACCTTTGGTTTCCCTGCTAACAGCCGTCATCCATTGCTGTTGCTGGATAGCTTCAATCAGCTTAATGGTCTCTGTCCAGGTGATGTTTTTGCCCGCAAATCCAAACGCGGTTTTTTGATCGTCGGTCATACAGATGACTTGTTGCGCGTGCCTGTCTGAACAAGGGCTGGCATCAGTTGTGCGCTTTTTTCAAGAAAATCCAACTGCTTTCTGGGTATTGCTGGTGAAATTTTAAACCAGCTTTTTTTAGAAATATCTAATTGATTGTAATAATCTTGAACTTCTTTTGCATTTTTAATCTGTGGGCGAAGTGAACGCTTTGCTTCTTCCGAAAAGCCAGAAATTGCCTCTTCAGTGTTTTCGGCTTTTGCTAGATCTAAAACAAACTGCTTAAACTGATCTGGAGATTCAATTCTTGCTCCAGTCTTTGCGTAAAGTTCCCTCTGAACTTTTCCAAGCCCAGTTACCAAATGATCTTCTTTCCCCATGTATCCATAATCAAATTTTGGAAAATTGTATCTTTGATCTGGTGACCCTAAATCTGTTTTTGCAAACTGCACATACTTGTCTGCAATGTGACCAGCCTCGTGTTCTGCAATGTCCCTATAATAATTTCCAAGTTTTTCTTTAAAAGTTTTTGCTAAATCTTGTCTGGAGCCAAAGTTGTTCATTGCTAATGTTTGGTCGGTATACGACAAGTGACGGTCTGCCAGTTCAACAGGCGTTGGAAGAACAAGTTGATCCCTTGTTGCATTGTAGTGTGGAGAGACTTCTGCGGTTCTTACAGGAACTTTCCGCTGAAGCTCCTCGTAATACTTTGGATCAATCTGAACAAGCGGCTTGCTGTTTGCTTGAGCCTCTGCAACTGCAAGTTGTCTTGCGTATTCAGCAGCAGCAGCTTGCTGTCGCTCATAATCGCTGCCGTAATAAGGAGAAAACGCTTCTTGAGCAGAAATACTTAACGGAGCCGGAAACCTAGCCTCACTAGCTTTGGTTGAATTAAGCTCGTTAAACTGTTGAGCGTAAGCAAGAAGATCTTTGTAACTTTTATTGCCTCGAAAAATATTATCTTCGATAATTTGCTTTTCATACGCAGTTAGCGTTACTTGCTTTCCCTGCTTCTTTTGAGGAGCTTTGGCCATATCAAGCTTGAGCTTGTTGTTGAGCCACAGGAGTTACGCCAATCCGGCCAATCTGAGCGTTCTGCTGCTGCATCACACTCATCTGAAGGCTCTTTACGTAGTTTTGGAACAAAGCCTGGAAGTTTTGGTCCTGCTGAAGAGCAGCTTGCGCCTTCGGATTTGCCTGTATGATCTGCTGGGCGTACTGAAGTTTTGTCTGAGCTGCCGGATCGTTCTCCTGATACAACGCCTCGTTCCCAAGCAGCATCAGCGCAATGTCTGACTGAACGTCTTTGAACATCTGGCGACCTGCATCCTGCGGATTCAAGATCAACTCTTGCGCTACCTCTGGCGCAATCGCTCGAATCATCATCTCAGTGAGCTTGTTTCGGTTCAAAACGCCGCCCGTATCCAACTGAGCTACCTTAGTGAGAAAATCAATCTTCTGAGAAATGTACTCTTTATCAAGGTCGTTGATGTCAAACTTGACCGTAAGATCAAACTCGTTGTGGATGTCAGACAAATTCTGAGGCAACTGTCCTCCAGTAATTCGCTCGATTTCAGCAGGGCTCATGTACTGGCAACACAAGCTGAACATCTGCCGGAAAATGGTCCTCCAGGTCAAAAGCCAAGTGTTGACCAGCATCTGCTGGAGCAACTGTGTCTTACGCGGATCTACGTTTGGATTTGCCGTTCCAAAATAAGCCGCATGATTTGCCTCCACTCGCTGGATCAACTCAAACGCCACAGTGGGCTGGCGCGCCGGTGGATCCATAAAGGTGTAATCACTCGGATTTACCACCGGGATCTGTACGCCCGGTCCGATCTTGTTGATGGCACCAATTCGTTTGACGACCTTGATGGGCGGAAGAGTGGAAAAGGCCGTGTGATCCCGGATCGAGTCGTGTTGTGCCTTGATCTCGTCTTGATCGGTGGATGCAAGTTCCGGAACACCACGAGTGTCAAAAATAGCCCGACGAATGCACTCACGACGAAACTCAACAAAGGGATACTCTCCATGCGCGTAATCTAGCCTCTCGTGAATAGCATACGAGATCGGGTCTCCACGGTGATCCACCGCTGCCTGTGGACAAATCACCGTGTAATAAATGCACGGAGCTGTTCCATCCAAACTCTTGGTGTAGCAATACACCACCTCAATCATGTTTTTGTAGTTGAGGTCGTTGTACACCAGCATTTCTGTACTGGGCAACAAGTCCATGTTGTACATGGTACTGCTTTTGCCAGCCATCTGTACCGCCAGCTCCACCCATTCCTTGTTCCATCCTTCTGTCGTGATTTTTTCACGAATCTCCACCTCAGACATCCATGTCCGACGAAAAATTACCCTAGATCGCTGCAAATCTGCTGTTTCAGGCGGAAAAATGACCTCATCCCAAGGCTTCAACGCAATAATCTCAGGCAAATTCTTGCTGACATACTCTTCGTCTCGCGTTGTCTGACCTGTCTCAGCCAACTCTTTGACCATCCTTTTAGCCTCTTTAAGCGTCAGCCCCGGAATTGCTGTCTGCAAAATAACCGCAGCCTCTTCAGCTTGATCTACAATAAGCTGAGGCAACTGCATCAACGTTGGGCTTTGAGACACCTGTGCTGCCTGCAACACTTGTTCCATGCTAAACGGCTGCGACCGTTTGCTGATGTTTTGTCTCCACCCTACAAAAAACGCAGTCCATCCATACTGAAAAGCGTACTGCGCTCCCAACTCCGCTTCCCTGCGCAACTCAAGCGGCATCTTATTGTCTCGAATCCAACGCAATAGCGTTGTTGCAATCCCGCTTATATTTGTGTCCTGAAGCTCTGTGCCGCTGGAGCGTATGTTTGCCCGCTCAAACGCAGTCACAAGCATTCCACTTAACTCGTTACAGGTGCTGTCAATCAGCCTGTTGCGAACGTCGCTAGCCCCTTCAAACGGCCACGCCGGATCTCCGTCGTTGCGAAGATTGCTGTGCTTTTTGCCGTCCTCACTCTGTCCAGCCCACCTCGCAAAACGAACATCATCATACTTCGTCGTTAGGTTTCCCTGCGTCGAGTTGATCATTGCCCGGTTGTACTCGCTCAAAAGATCGCCAACATCAGGGATATTTGTGGCAATAGCCAGCGGATCAGAAGAAGCCGAGTACATATTTACGTCAAATTACGTGAATTTATGTGAAAGGTCAATAGGAGCCACATCGAGCCATTTCTTGCATCTGTCTTTGCCAGCTTTCTCCCCCGTAGTATCTTGGCTGCATCACTACCAAGTACCCAAGAGCATCAATCGGGTCTTTGCTGGCTCCCTTTTGCCCGTCTGCTCCTGTCCATTCTCGCATGCTGTAAATCAAGTTCTGACAGCTCTCATGGATCATCAACTTTGGATGATTCTTGCCAATTTCTACCGGCAAATCTCTGTCATAACACAAAAGATCGTTAATCACGAGCACTCGCTCATCCACGCTTACCCCGGCTGAAGGTATAAAATGCAGCGGATTATCGGCGTTGGCAATCAAGTCCAACAATGTAATTCCACCTTCTTTGGTGGTCACTTCAGATCCAGCACTTCTAGGGTCAATATATCGCTCCGCAATTTCTTCCTCCCTGTCTTCGTGTGTCTCAAGGGACCAGACAAGATCCGTGTACTCGTTGACTCCACGACCAGCTCCACTGCGTTGAGCAGGGCCAGGCTTTCCGTCCGGTCGTTCCGAAGGTAAGGCCCACTCTCCGTAACTTTGGTCCGGCCACTCTCGGTACACCCAGATAATCCCGTAAGCATCTACTCTAGCCCAAATCATAAACCAGTTCCGGGCTCCAGCAGGATCAGCCACCATGTAGTTAGTTCCTTCCGGAACAACTTCCGTCACACTTCCCTTAAAAATGTTTACATCCCCAAACATTGGGAACTGGCTGCCCGCTGTCTGATCTGCCCAGCCATACGCACGAATCTTGATGTCGTGACTGCTTCGGCCCCGAAGCGTCTGTTTCATCCGTTCCCAGTTGTTGTACGGATTTAGTTTGGAATGAAACCAAATCACACCGTGCTTTCCGTACACCCCTTCTGCCCGGTAAGGCATGTGCCCTTTTGGCACTCCAATCACATTGTTCTCCGGCAAAAGCTCAGACTCCTTGTAGTCCGTCACTTTTGCTGTCGTGATAAATTCTTTTACAACCTGAGTGTACCCAAGAATCGGCGTAAAGGTCACAAGCAACTTCCCTGATCTTGTGATCAACCGGTAACGAAGTGTTTCCAGCCAATCCTGCGGCACCAACTCGTCACACCAGACAATGTCTACTTCTCCACCTTCCACCACCTTAATGTCCTGGCTGTAGTTCAAAAACCAAATCTGGTTCTTCTGGTACACTGCTGTGTTGTCGGTAAACCCGTTCTTTTGCGACCAACTCAACTGAATCTGTTGAGTGCGCTTTGCCTCCTTCAACTCTTTCGGCAGATACTTGTGAAAAACATTCTGCTGCATCGCCACACTCGTCATGTGAGTTGTGTGCAGACACCAAATGTTGATGCCACGCTTCTGGCTCCTCTCCTTGACCCATGCCGGCATCTTTCCATTCAAATCCATCCCCACAAAAGCTTGAGCCACACGTTTGGCTGCCCACTCCGTTTTACCTGCCCGGTTCCCTCCCAACACAAGAATCTCGTTAAAACGGTTGAGCAAATCATCAGCATCCGGCCAAGTCGCCAATTCCGAGCCATACCGATAAGGATCATCCTGCTCCGCTCGAATCCTCTGTTCCCTTGCCAAAAACATCCGCATCACCTGCTCCGTCCCCACATTCGCCACCATCTGTCGCCTCTGCTCCTCGTTCGGAGCCGGAAACAAAGGATGCTCCTGCATCGGAAACTTCAGAATCTTCTGAATAAGCTTCTCCCGCTGGTCAATCTCCTCAAATTTTCTCTCTGTTTCCGTTGACATAGATCAGTTTTTCGATGATGATTCTGCCCGCAAGCCTATAGCTTGTCGTGTACCCTCTGCGCAACCTGAAACAATCGGACGCACGGGCGACTCAATGGTTCCAGCCATACCCCTTGGGCTGGATTAAAAATCTGTGATGGCCTCAAAATCACAGAGTACTGACAGTCAGGCCACGAGAGTGCCAAGCAGATCCTTGAACGGGTAGCCATTTCTGCACGACTGTAATGCGACACGACAGGCGAAAACCTACACTGGTTGTTCCTCTCCTTTTTTGTTCATAGTACTCCCCCAAGATAGGCAGTAATGCTGAGTCTTGGGGGTACTATGCTCTTCTCCAAGCTCTTCCCTGCCTGGTTGAGTTTCCCCTCCGAGACCCGGTGAATACACAAGTGAAAGGGGAATAACACAGATACCGGAGGGGAAAAGACGGGAACAAGAGAGTCAATAGTAAGAGAAAGTCTAAAGAGAATAAACTTGAGGCTGGTTTTTTACCGACTCAACCCAAATAACTTACGGGTTTTAAGGCCAATTCGCTATTGCGAACCCGAATCTTCTGGCCGAGCTTCACAGACTTTCCTCCCACAAACACACGTCCAATCGTCGTGTTCACATACCTCGGATTGGGATACCGCTGCGTTACCACAGCCTCCTGTACCTCGTCCCCTTGCTTCTGCGGTTCGCTCTGCTCAGCCGGTTGTGCCGGGGAAACCATAACTCGCTCCCCTCCGATACTCTCCAAAATATCATTGCGAAACATCACCCTGGTCCCAATCCGCACCCGCATCCTTTTGTAATCCACACCCTCCACAAACTTCTCAAGTGCGTACTTGTCACCCAACAATGCCTTAACCGCACGCTCGTACACCCCAAATTTTACGTCACTCATACATTCACAACGTCAAAAAGAGAAAACACCGGGACCAGACAGCAACACAGTACCGTCAACTTGCTTCCACAAGCGGCAAATATACCAACCCCGGTGTTCCTTTTCTCAAACCTGACCACCACCGTCCGTACACCCTCCACCACCACCAGCACAACAAAAAGCCTCACGTAGCTGCATTTTTCCTAGGGGGGGGTATGCGTCGTCGTCGACAACTTTTCATACGCGCGCACCCCCGCCCCCCCGTGTGCGTGTGCGTGCGTACGTGTGCGCGTGTGTGCGTGTGTGTGCGTGTGCGCGTGTGCGCATACGTGTGCGCATGCGGTCTTTCCACCGTTGGAGCGGAGGCGAGGAAACCGCCTCGCGAGTGCAGGTTGGACGATTGCGAGGCCTCGCGAAGCCGGATTGGTGGCAAAACGCGTTCCCCTACTACTCTCCCCTATTGTTCCCCTGTCGTTTCCCTACTCCCCTTTTACTGTTCCCCTACCTTCCCCTTCGTTCCCCTGCTTACTCCTCCTTCCGTTCCCCTTCGCGCTCCGCCTTCGCGCTTCCCCTTGCGTTCTCTTCGCCTCTCGCCTCTCATGCTCCTCTCGCGCATGCCCGCTTTCCGCCCAGGTCGCGCTCTCCAATTTTTTCGCGCGCGCATTTACCTTGTTTTGTGCGCCTTACGTTGGCGCAGTGTTTTTTCTGCTTTTTCTGCTAAAGTTCTGCGTTTTTCTGCCGATGATAGGGACATGACTACTTACTATTTCTTTATTGGAGATTCTCAAGACATCCACTCATCCGCCGATTTTGCCTCTGATCAAGAGGCGCTTGAGCATTGCAAGCATCTTAGTGCTGAGCTTGGCGTTGATGTCGATTTTGCCTATTAATCTCTTACTCTCAACACTTTATGGAAACCCACTATTGCTTCCCACTCCCACTCGTAACGCATCGGCTTCTCATCCGCTTTTGGATGATTGATCCCAATGGAGCCTCCCTTTGTGTCTCCGACTTACTGGATGGGCTCTGCCCGCTCCAATTGGCAGACGAACTGGAGCAAGTCATTAGTCGCCTTGAGGATGAAGGTGTCATCCTCTCTGAGAGAGATATCGCTGCGGCACGCGCGCATTTGGTTTCCATGCTCAACGCTTAAAATCCCCATGTACACATTCTTTCTCTCCTTTGCCTTGCTTTGCTTTGACACCATCGCCTTGCGCACCTT